TGCCGAGCCGTTGTTCTCTAGTCAGTCGAGCCATTTACCACCTGTTCACCGTTGCTAGAGGTTGGACTTCGACAGCCTTTTTAGGTGCTGCTCTCCGACTAGCCTCGCACGCATAACGCAGCGCGTCTATCAAGTGATTATCACGATCTGCAAGAACTGGCAATACTGCGCCTGTCAGCGGGTCGGTCTTATAGCTGTAGCAGGATAGCTCATCAATCGTGTGCTTACAGCGAGGATGCACCACAATGTCGTGCGACTTGAGCCATTCGATCCCTTCTTCAACAGACTTCGGGCCTTTGATCGCTGGCATAATCTTCGGAAAGCCGTGGCGCTGCATGTGGCTAATGGTCTCAGGCCGTGCGCTATCAGCAACGATGGGCCATTTCTCGGACTCTGGCACAGTTAGGAATAGATCGGGCGTGTCCATAATCTCACATCCCACCCGATAGGCTTCGTGATCTACATAGATTGTGCGTCCGATAACATGACAGCGGATCAGGACTGTCGGGTCTGAAGCGAAGCCCCAGTCAGCGCCGAAGCGATGCGTTGCGTCTTCAGGCGTGTCAAACTCCTCGATGCTCCAGTTGCGGAACACCCGTGCCTCGCTGTTGCTGAGATAGCTGCCGAGCCAGACGTGCTTGTATTTGTCAGGATCGCGGCTTCGATCATATTCCATTTCCGCCTTGAGAACGTCAGGGAACCACGGATTGTCCCGATAGTTCACTTCACGAACGATAGCGTCAGGCGGCGGATTGGGTCCACGCAGAAGCGAATCCACTGGGTCGCTGGCTTGATTGGGGTTCCAAGTGAACCACAGTTCCGATTCAGGCTTACGGATTGTAGGACGAAGCAGGTCAAGCGACCGCTGGCTGAGTGATTGCGCTTCCTCAACCCATGCGCAGTCATAGCCTTCGAGCGACTTGATGCTGTCGCTGGTGTGGTTCTGCATCCCCTGGAATATGATCAGGCCGTCACCATGCCGAGACTTGATCTGGCTTTCCTGTATTTCAAAATAGGATTGCACGCCCATCTGCTCGATCTTCAGTTCCAGCAGACGCTTGACCGATTGCGCCAATGACTTCTGGATCTCACGCACGCAGACAGAGCGCCGCTTCTGGTCCATCACATGAGCTTCGATCATGGCTTCAGCAAAGCCGTGGCTCTTGCCTGATCCGCGCCCACCATGTGCGCCCTTATAGCGACTGGGCTGGAGGAATGGCTTGAACCAGCGCGGGGTTTTAATCGTCAGCGTTGTCATCAATGACCTTGCGGACGATCTGGTGCATCATGTTGCCACCGATATTTAGCTTCGCAGGTTCGTTAAATCCGTGCATCGCGTTCAGTTCTTTGACCGCTGCAACCTTCACTGATCCAGAGCCTTCACGATATGCTTGCACCAATGCTTTGACCGACATTTCACGCGACCAAAGCTGCTTTTCCTGCACGCTTTCACGTAGTTCGGCTATTCTAGTCCTTATCTTGTCATTCTTCATCAGCTTCGATGCGTGCGGATAAATCGTGTTATCTTTCATCCCTTCTGCATCGTAAGCAGCACGATAAGCGTCTGCCTGACCGAGACCATCTGCAATTCCCTGGCAGAACGCTTCTTGCTTTGCTGTTAGATTAACGTGAGGCATTTTCTACACCTGTGCGATAATGTGATAATTTTTCTTGCATGGGATAGTCGACGCTATATTGCAAAATCATTGAAGGAGAAAATTGATGTCGAATCTTGATAAACACCAAGCTGATTGCCTTGCTAATGCGATTTATTTTACCGCTGTTCGTGGGCGCAATCCTTCTACACGGATTCGCATTGAATTCCCTACGCTTGAAGATGCGAAGGCATACGGCTCTAGCTATGGCGATGGCTGCACCATGATCTATGCCGTTACTGCTAAGGGTCACGCTGATCATATTACGAATGCCTAATCTTTCGATGCTTTTCGCGTATGATTTTTGGACAGCACCGATCATAGTCAACGATATGATGTAGGCGCTTTTCCCCTACCACCATATTTTTTACTTTCACGCAGGCTGGTGCATATAACACCGAATACATGCTTTTTATGTATGTTCCCTGATCTCGATATATATCGGTCAGGCCGCCTTTATTTTGTTGCGTCACTCCCTGTGCCAGCGAAAGGCCCATTAGAGTAAGAATCAATCTGCCTCGAAGGCTTTCGAGGGTTGCCATTGTGGCATCTTCATTGACTTTTCCGACATAAGAGACTGGCTGATCTACCCGCATGAACATAGAGTTCATTGCTTTGCGCTTGGTGCGAATGCTCTTGTTATAACTAGAATTAGGGCCTCCTATATGATCGCCCTCTTGCGACATAGCTAGGCAAGCAACGTTTGCACGCTCTGCAAATTGCAGCATGGCCGACCAAACTTCATCGAGCCTTCCAATCTTTTTGCTACAATATCTGTTTTGATTGTCGTTCTTATAATGGAAGGCGGTGTAATCATCATCAAGCTGTACGATCCAACGCAAGCCTTCCTGCTTGGCAATATCTACGCACGCGGCCCTGGCATAAACCACTGCGCGGGTATCTCCTGAATTGTCGCCATCATCTATCTTGGAAGCCCATTCAGACTTGCAAAATATACGCACCTTGCTGCCAAAGTTATTTTTATAAAGATCCGCCTGGCGATCTTCATCATCAATCACGATGAAAATTTTACCGGTATAGCCTCCCTCTTGCAGCGCACGCATCGTTTTCACGTTATCTGCGCGGCCGTGCGTCAGAAGCATAACTGCAAAATCGTCACGCATTGCCATGCTCTGAGATATAAATATCTTTAACTTGCTCAGTTAAGGCGACAAAACCTTCCTCAACCGCTTTATCAAAATCAATAATGATCAGTGCGCTGCGCTCCATCAGATGCTGTATGTCCGCTTCGCTATGCGCATAAAATTCTGCGATATGGCTAAAATTAAAGATTGAATGCCGCTCCGCAGCCCAGCTTAGAAATTCGCGCACATCCTTTGGCAGATCTGCCTTTTCAATTTCTTTTTGCAATTCGATGGTGCGGCTTCGATCAATCAATTCCGATATTTTGGGCTTATCGCCTGTAATCTCATAGATTGGAGCTTCTATCTTGCGGCTATAATTTTCCGTGAGGATGGAATCAGTATCTTCGCCTTCATCAAAAAGGTCTCCAATCTCATCCAGGCTGAATCCAGTCAGTTCAAGATCGAAATTAAGCTCCCCAAGCGCCTGCAATTCTATTTTCAATAGATCATCATCCCAGCCAGCATTCAATGCCAGCTTATTATCCGCTATCACTAGGGCGCGTTGCTGGGGCTTGGTGAGGTGATCGAGGACGATTGCGGGGACTTTATCTAATCCCAGCTTTCGGGCTGCTAGAAGGCGTCCGTGGCCTGCGATGATGGTGTTTTCACCGTCAATGAGGATCGGGTTTGTCCAACCGAATTCTTTTATGCTGGCGGCGATCTGGGCAACCTGAGCATCGCTGTGCGTTCTGCTGTTGGATGCGTAGGGTATCAAATCTGCGACTGATCGCGTTTCAATCTTTGGTGTCATCTCAGCTTCCGTCTTTCGGTCTGGTGGATTGGTAATACATGATTGCTTGTCGGATGGGAAGGCTTGTCACATAACCCCATAGTGCTGGAGGTAGAACTTCGCCCAGGCGTCTGTTGGGTAGCGCCCGGCTTTCCAGTTATCGCGTAAAGCAGCCTTTGACATTTTGCCTCTTTTCCATCTGTCTAGGTCTATCAGGAATTGTGTGCGGTTATTCATCCCCGCTTGATAGCAATCTTTCAGCCTGTATCTGCCCCATTAATCGAGCGTTTGGCTTTTCAGTGGCTGCCAGCATTTTTGCATCTCCGCCCAGATGCCGAAGCGCATAAAACGGATTGGCATAATCAAACCGCTTTGGATTCGTGATCTCCAAACATTCCTTGATCGTCGGGAAAAAGATGCAGCGCGCCTTCAATTCGTCTGTCAGCGCCTCTAAGCCTTCAGCCGATAGATGACCGAGCGATTTGAAATAATCGGCTATCAACCATTTTTCGGCCTGAACGTCTCCGCGATCTGCACGCTTGAACAATGCTTCCCAGCGGCGGAATGTTTGCAGAAAGTGCCTCTTGCGTTCGTTCTCTTCATTCAAGGAAGTCGAGTCCTTCATCGATTGCTCTTGCAAGGCTGCTGCGGCGGTCAAAGCCACCTGTCCGAATTGCTTTGCCAACTCTATTCTCCTTAATTTCGTAAAGGTCTGTCCAGCCATTCATTGTGCTGCGATCTAAAATTTCGCCAACATCAGCACCACCTTGGCGCATAAATTCAAGCTTATTGATTGCCCGTATCATTGCCCTTTCAGTCAAGGGCTTTTTCATTTTAGCTCGCATTTCGAGCCATCCCTCCCATGCGTCCATAGGCATCCAATAAGGAATTGTAGATTTTGGGGGACTATAGGGGGTTATATCATCTGGTTTAATATCTGTGTTTATATCTGGTATAGGTTCGCCCTTCTGGTCATTTTCATTTGACCTTTTGGGCAAATCGGATTTTCCAATAGGGCAAGTCGGTGCATACCATTTTGTTCGATCATATGCGGACTTGTTGAAAGATCCGCTGACAAGCAAACCATCGTCCTCCAGCTTGGTCAAAGCCGTGCGAATTTGCTTTCCAGTCAGATAGGGGAACAAATCAGCAAATGCCGAAACGCTGTTATACGTCCACCACAAGCCATCGTGAAAATGCTTGTTGTTGGCTGCGTTCTTTTCAGCCCACCACAGAATGTTTTGAAAGATAACGGCGGCATTCAAACCGACCTTGGCGGCGATCTCTGGATCGAAGCTATGCCGACTCATAACGCAAACCCTTGCGTCACGGTTCTCTGGCGTGTAGTATTCAACATATGCAGTGCCTCCTACTCAGGCGTTGTATCGGGTGGGTAGAGCGTTATGGCTTTTCGCTCCCCACCCGCCCCACAAACCATAAAATGCGCTTCAAGTCAATCTGAGTTCCCAGTCTGGAAACAGGTGTTTGAACAGCGCAGCACGTAGGGGAAAGTCTCTGCTGATCGCCAGCTTCGTTGGTGGCTTAACATCTTCAGCGATTAATCTGCCACGC